GCAGTGGTACTGGTGCTTTACCTATCCGGTGCGGGACTGGCTGTACAATCGCGAGGCGTTGCAAACCAACGCCGGCGAACCGATTGAACCGGATGCATTCGTTGTGCGGGAGGTCGAGGACCCGCTCGACGAAATCGCGATCATCATTTTCCTGCGCAAAAACCTCTCAAAAAAGGACTGGGACCTGTTCGTCGAGACCTACGGCGTGCCGAGCATTTTCGCCGAGTTCAGCGCAGATGCCCAGGCCGCGCGCCCGAGCGATCTGACCGCAGCGCTCCAGCAAATCGAGAGAATCATCAGCAACGGGCGCGGCGCGCTTCCGCCCGGGGTGAAAATCACCAGCACCGCAAATGTCGTGGGCAGTGGCGCATCCAGCCATCCGTTCCAGCCGCACCTCGAATACCAGAACATGGAACTGGTCCTGGCCGGGACTGGTGGCAAACTGACCATGTTGAGTGATGCGACTGGCATCGGCCAGGGTGCGAGCGGCGCGCATGAGCAGGTATTCCAGGACATCGCCGAGGCCGAGGGCGAGGAGATTTGCGAGATTCTGCGGGCGCAGATAGACGGCCCGGAACTGAAGCGGCGCGGGTTCGAGCGGCCGCTCGTGGAATTCGCGCTCGAAGTGATGAAGGCCGAGGACAAGGAACGGAACGCGAACATTCTGGGCGCCATCGCCGCAGCTGGCTATCGGACCAGTGACGAGCAGGCGAGTGAGATGCTGGAAATGGAGGTGCATTCGGTCATGGGAGGCGCAGGCGAGGAAAACGGGGACATGTACAGCGAGGCCGAGGGCGAAGAGACAGAGACCACGAGGTCGCCTGAAAGGTCAGCCGGCATACTGGCCGATGACACGGTGGCCATGTCACGTGCCGATGCTGATGGTGGCAACGGAGGCTATCAGCGGCGCGGCGCGCCCTTCTATGATGCGGCCGTGCTGCATCACAGCGCGGCTCGTCAACCGCGCCCAGCCCAACCGGCGCCCCTATGGCCGGCAGACAGCGCTCAGTCATCGGTGAGCAATCCAGACCCGCCGCGGATGCTGACCACATATCCGGACCAGGAACGGTTGGACCGCTACTATCGCATGATGCGCCTGGCGATTGAGGGGTACAAGCGGAGCATCGCGAAGGGTTTCAATGCGGACCTGGGACCGCTCAGAGAAAAGGTTCGCGCACTGATTTCGCTTGACAATGAGGATGAAATGATGAATCGGTTGCGCGAATTGGAACGGGAATTGCCGCAGCAACTCCGCAAAATGCTGGTCAACTCAGAGGCCGTCCGTGCGTTTGAGCGTGCGCTGACCGAGAGCGTCGAGCGCGGCGCCACGCCTGTCCCGAAATGAAGGGCTGGCTGATCAGCAAGCCCGACGCGGGCGCCAGGTTCAGCCCACCAGAGGATGGTTGGGTGCAGATTCTCGCGATCGGTGACTGGCCGAATGATGAGGCCGGGCTAGTCCAGGTCTGCGACCAGCAGGCGTTTGATGCGATCATGCAGGATTTTGGGAGCCAAGCATCGAGTGACAACTGGCCGGGGATGTTAGTTGACTACGACCACTTCTCCCATCACAAGGACAAGGCGAGCGGCGCCGCTGGCTGGGCCGACAAACTGGAACAGCGCGGCGAGGGGCTTTGGGCGCATGTGAGATTTTCCGAGAGCGGCGAACGCGCCGTGCGTGGCGGAGAATATCGACTCATTTCGCCGGTGCTCACCGGATTCGAGGAAGTAGAAGGCGATCGCAAACGGCCTAGTAGGCTGTATCGCCTCGCACTCACCAATGACCCCGAAATCAAGGGGATGGCGCCGGTGAGCAACCGGGCAATGCCCCACAAACCAAAGGAGACAGACATGGACTACAAGAGCGAACTCATCACGTTGCTCGGCTTGCCAGAGGGCGCGAGTGACGATGACATCACGGCGGCCAGGACCAAACTCGCCGATGAAGCCCAGGCATTTAACCGGGCGCAAGCCGAGGCCGAGGCCGAACGGAAACGGAAGTCTGAGCACCAGGACGAGGACCAGATCGAGGCACTGAACCGGCGCGTGGCTGAACTCGAGACGGAATTGGTCGAGCGCGACGTGGCGCAGTTCGACTCGTTGCTGGGCGACAACAAAGAGGCCAAGCAAGCGCTGCGTGAATTGGCGGGCCTGAACCGTGCCTCAGTGTCCCTGCTCATGACGGCCATCAAACCCGCGAAGAAAACGGACACTGAGACGTCCAAGCCGGCCTTACCTCCGCTCTTCAACCGGCGTGTCCAGGTGTTGCCCCAGGTTGCGCGCGGCGAGGAGAGCAAGCCGATGGACGATCTGACGGCGACCAGGACGCGGCTCCGCGCCCAGAAAGTTCTGGCGATGAATCGCGGGATGGGCATGACCTGGTCACAGGCGTGGGACATCGCACGGCGCGAAGTGGCGGCGGGAGCGCCGGAAATCAAGGCGGACAAAGCGATGGCCGAATAGTTCAGCCACGGGCGGAAACCCATGGCGCCGTTGACGAGTAATCCTGAGAGAACATAGAGAGACAACACCAAACACAAAGAGGAGACATATGACGAATCTCGGAAACTTTGCGCAGAGCAACATCCGCGAAGGCGTGTACCCGGCCATTGCATCGGGCACGCTGACCGACAAAGAGGGCTACCTGGTCAAATTCACCGGGAGCATGAGCGGGAAATACCCCATCGTGGCTCTACTGACGGCTGGGACCGATGCCGCCATTGGCGTGCTGGAATCCGGCGCGGCCAGCGGCGGCAACGTCGAAGTCAGGCCGTTCACGGTCGAATCGACATTCCGCGTTGTGGCGGCCAGCAGCATCACCGTTGGGCAATTGGTCACGGCGACCTCGGCGGGCAAGGTCCAGCCGGCCAACGCGGGTGACACTATCATCGGACGCGCCGAGGAGAGCGTTACGGTGGCGGCGGACACTCCGCTGGTGTTAGTGCGGGGCCCGGTCAGCGGCAACTACACGACCACGAACAACTGGTGGGAGGGGACGAGTGTGACGCTGACGGATACCGCGAGCGCGTTCACGTTCATTTTGGGCACAACGAACGGGACGAAGATCGGCGGCGCGGCGGCACAGAAACTCGGCTTCTACAACACGACGCCGGTCGTGCAACCATCCAGCGCCAATCAGACTGCGGTGACCGACAATTCCGGCGGCAGCGTGGCAGATGCGGTTGCGGCCGCCGTGACCGCGAACGCAGCGACCACCGACAACAGCACGGGCGCCGCGGGCAACACGGTCGCGGCTGGTGCGGGCTGCTCAACGATCGTGTTCCCGATCGCGTTGGCGGGCGTGACCAACGGCGATGTGTTGACAACGTACACACCGGGTTACAAATTCAAAATTCTCACTGTCGATTTCGCGGTGACGACTGTCGTCAGCACGCCGGCCAAGGCGACCACGCTCAACATAGAAATCGACACGACGAACCTTAGCGGCGGTGTTGTGGCGCTAACGAGCGCGAATTGCACGCCGCTCGGCGCAGTCATTGCCGGAACGGCGGTGACGGGGAACAACACCGGGTCGGCGAGTGCGACCCTGAGCATCGAGGCCAGCGCGACGACGCAATTCGCTGAGGGTGAGGGCGTGCTGCTGGTGAAAATCCAGAACATGGACACTGCGGACGCGGTGGCGAGTTTCGCGGACAAGCTGAACACGATCCGGACGGCGCTGACGACGCTCAACGACAACTTCGCGAAGGGGGTCGAACTGACCAACGCGATTCGAACCGGCATCGTGTCGCAGGGCTTGATCAAGGGCAGCGCATAAACGGACGCGAGCTGACGCTGGCCCGGCACGACAACCGGGCCAGCCAAACACGATCAATCAGAGAAAACAACAGGCAATGAGGAGACTATGGCAACTCAACTAACACAATTCACGCCGAGTCCGATGCTGCGGGAGTACGCATACGGATTCGCGCAGAACGCAGTGCAACCGGTGGCAAATTTCATCGCGCCGACCGTCGAGGTTGGCACGATGATCGGCCGCTTCAAGCAATACGATACCAAGCACGCTTTCCATATCCCGAACACGGCGCGGCCCATTGGCGGGCGCGCAACGGAGGTAACGTTCGGCGCAACGGACTCGACCTATAACTGTTCGCCGCATGCAATTGACGTGCCCGTCGATGAGCTTCTCGAGAACGAGGCCGAGTCACTCGAGGATGTCATGGCCGAGAGCGCGGCGATGGCCGCACAGATTGCGGCGTTGCAACATGAGTATCGCGTGATTACGGCGGCAATCGCCGGGTGCGCCGGCACCGGCAGTGGTGCTACGATCAGTGTGGCGGCCACGGACCCTATCGACACGATCGACGGGCATATTCTCAATGTGCTGAAGGCGGCACGTTACGGGTCGAGCATGGGCGCGCGCATCGTGTCCGGAGCGGGCGCGTTCAGGCTCATCAAAAACTGCCCGACCGTCCGGAACCGCTTCGTGTCGGATGGACGCGCGGCGGTGCCTACGAGCATCCCCAACATCACCCCGGACACTTTGAAAAGCTTGCTCATCGGTTCGCCGGACACGATGATCTCCTGGATGGTCCAGGACACGGCCAGTGAGGGCAAGAGCGCGTCTATCAGTTTCCTCATGGACACTGAGGTCATCATCTTCGCGGCACTCGCAACCCCGACCCGGCGCGACCCGTCGTTCATGAAGACGTTCCGGTTGAAGGGCAACTGGATGATTCCGGGCCAGTACGTGCGCGATGACCAGCGCGTGACGGTCGCGAAATTCGACTGGACCGAGGACGTCAAAGTCACCAACAGCGCCGCCGGAATCAAAATGACAGTCACGGCCTAATCTTGCAGGAGCGCAGCGACGGTAGATAGCGACACCACACAGAAACGCCTGGCGCGGTGAGGGGCGAGTCCCGAATCGCCCAGGCGTTTTTCGCATCATAGGATGAGCAATGGCCTGGAGCGCGCTAACCGAGGACGGTCTGCGGGAATATCTGAGTGGCCAGGAGCTCGACGGATTCCGGGCCGCAACGCAGACGGCGGGGGAGTCTGATCCGATACCTGGTATTCTCGCGAGGGTAACCAAGCTGGTGCGGAGCTACATCCTGGCCTGTCCGCGCTATACGCTCGCCGCTGACGGCACGCTGCCGGACATCCTACATGACCCGGCATATTGTATCGTGCGCATCAAGGTCATGGCAAGGGCCGGTGGAGTGGTGCTGGATGTATCCGGCGAGCGCAAAAAGGCGAATGATGCCGCGCTCGCATTGCTCAAGGACATCAGCATCGGCAAGGGGCCAACCATCCCGATGCCGACCAGTCTCGAGGGAGTGGGCAGCGAGATCGCAGCGCCGGGCGTTGTACCGATGCAGTACCAGCCGCCGGTCGATTCGAGCGGGAACGACATGACGCTCGAATTCGACTATGAGAGTCAGGATGGAATCTGAATCTGATCCATGCCACAGACACCAAAACGCGGGGCGATACGTCACATCGGAGCGAAACGACGCGCGCCGACTGGCTTCACCGCGGCGCAATGGGAGGGCGTCCGGGCGGATGTGCGCGAGCGCGCGCTGTTCTCGGCCTGTGTGACGGACGGGAAATTCCTCGAGCAGATTCGCAGGGTGGCGATGGCGGTGGAGACGGGCGACATGGCTGCCGAGGACGCGAAGGCTGAGTTGCGCGACTGGCTGGAGCGAACGGGATACGAACCGGAACCTGGCGAGGCCGGGACGATCAAGGACCTGTCATCTGACCAGCGGTTGCACATCATTGTGGACACGAACACCAAGCTGGCCGAGGGCTATGGCCGGCGTGTCTGGCAATCGGAGCGACTCAAGGATTGGCCGGCGTGCGAACTGTATCGGGCCGAGGCGCGGGAAAAGCCGCGGAATTGGGCGTTGCGCTGGCGGCAGGCCGGGGGCCGCTTGCGCAAGGGGCGATTCGTCGCGGCCTTCACCGATCCGGTCTGGACGAAAATCAGCCGGTGGCAGCATCCGTATCCGATCTTCGACTACCGATCGGGGATGTGGACCAGGATGGTTCATCGCACGCAGGCGCAGCGGCTCGGTGTGCCGGTTGCGCGCGTGAAATCGCAGCCACGGGAACGCATGAATACGGGCTTGCAGACGCGCGCTACGCGCCAGTTCGGTCGCGACATTGCCAGGGCGGTTGCGCGGAACCTGCCTGGATTCACGCTGGGTGCGGATGGTGTCCTGCGCAAGGCGAGGGCTGAAGCATGATCCAGGCATATCTCAGAGACGAGCGTGGTAATGAGGTGCGGCGTGGGATCAGGCCGCCAGAGGGATTCGAGATGACTCAGGACCGGGTGCGCGAATTTATGGAGGCGGGCGGCAATCGTGTGGTGAAAGACCTGGTGGACTCCTATCATGTCAATGATGCGACCGAGCCGAACCGATTTGTCCGGGAAGGCACCGGGACACGCCGCACGCATTTCTGGAATCAGGTGGCAGACTCGGTCGAGGGCCCCGAGATCAACGGCGCGACGGCAAAGATTCGGATTCACGATCATCGCATTCGCCAGAAGGTCTATGGTGGGACTATCGAGCACAAGAATGTGGATTATCTTACGATTCCGATGCATCCGGAAGCGTATGCGCGCCGGGCTGCTGAACTCGAGTCGATAGTAGGGAATCTGTTTGTCGTGCGCAAAAAGGATGGCCGCCTGTTCCTCGCTGGTAAAAAGGATAAGGCACTGACATTTTACTATCGCCTGAAGCCGAGCGTGTATCAGGACCCCTGGCCGACAGCCATCTTTAAGCGCGCGTCTTTGATCGACTCGTTTCGGAATGGTGTCAACGAATGGTTCCGCTCACTGCGAAAGTAATATGCCGACCATCAGCGGAACAATCACGGCGGCGAATGGGACAGCGTACACGTCCTATGTGCGGTTTACGCTCATGGAACAACCGCAGAGCAAGGGCGGCAGCGTGATCAATGCGCGTCCTGTCGATGTGCTCTGCAATGCGAATGGCCAGTTCAGCGTGGTTTTGGTGTCGGGGTCATACATGGTTGAGCAGCGCGAGGCCAAGCCCTATCGCATTTCGTTTGGCGATGGAGCGAGCTATGACCTGGCCGACCTGATCGGGGCCGGTGCGGTCGGGCAGGTGGCGACGCCGTCAATATCGCCCGATGGCGGGATAATCGGGGCATCGCAAATCGTGACGTTGACCTGCGCGACTGTCGGGGCGTCGATGTACTATACGACCGACGGCACGGCACCGGATACCGGGGACACGCCGTACACAGCGCCATTCGAGATCACGTCCGGCGTAACCGTCAAGGCCGTTGGAGTGATGAGCGGATACATCAACAGCCTCGTCAGGACCGCCGTGTTTACCCAGGAGCTCGAGTCATTGGTGTACTACGGCAAAAGCCTGGTCGAAACTATCGACGAGGCCGGCGTGCTCGCACTTAGTTCAATCAGCAAGACTAGTGCAATCGGCGATTACGTCTATGGCGCAGACGATGGGTACTCGTATTTTGCAGCACCGGCGGCATGGTCCACGCCAACAACCATGAAGCTGGGCGGCCTGGACATTCCGATCTGGCAAACCGCGCCTTACGATTCGATGCTGACACCGCTGATCTACTACATGCCATTGACGATCGGGGCAACACCATACCGCGTCATTAGGAGTTACTACTCCACGCCTGGTGCCTGGACATTGACAGTGACATGACATTCGCAATTATGAAACGGATTCTCACATTTCTGATGGGGTTTGTCTCGCTCGCGGCGGCCTGGGGCGCCACGGGCATTCCTGGCACTACGCCGGTGCTCGGTCCTGTTGCGCCGATTGCCTTGACATCGGATTATCCGGCGCATGATGAGCAATATGGCCGCGGCGGCTATCGGTCAGTGGCAAACCTGACTGAGCGCAATGCGATCTCAGCCGGCAAACGCAAGGACGGCATGATGGTTCTCGTCCGGGATTCCGGAGTGTTCTATCGGCTGAGCGGCGGCACCAACAACACTGACTGGGTCGATACGACCCTCAGCGGCGTGGTGACGTTGACAGGCACGCAAACAGTGACGGGGCCGAAGATTTTCTCGAGCATCACGGTGACGAACCTGGCCAGCAAAGGGACGCTGGCAGGAGAGGCATCGACATGGAGCGGGAATGTCTCGGTGGGAGTGACGAACCTAGTGAGCGCGATTGCGGGCAAACAGGCAGCCAGCGATGCGCTGTCTGCGCTGTCGGCGAATCCAGCGATGTATCAGGCGACGAATGCGGCCCTGACAGCGCTCGCGAATGATCCGACCATGTACCAGGCGACCAATGCCGCGCTGACGGCCCTGGCCGCGGACCCCAACCTGTACCAGCGGACGAATGTGGTGCTGACCGCGCTGCAATCGGCCTCGGCATTCAGTCAGCAGATCATGACGAGCAACAGTGCGGCGACCTGGCGACCGGCGCTCGGGGCCGTGGCAAACAGCAGCGGCTACGCAACCAATCTCACGCTCAAGGCCACGGCGAATGCTGATACGATCCAGGCAACCAACGTAGCGATGAACACCTGGCAGAGCCTTGATGAGACTCCGGTCTATTACCTGCCGGCAGCAGATACCGGAACCGGATTGGGTTTCCTCGCGAAAACCAACATC